GGAATCTCTCGTATAGAACATCAGAAACAGCTTTTGGAGTTTGCAAAAAATACAAGTAAACATGGGAATGACCTCTTTAAGAACTCAGCAAGACCAAGTGGAACATATGAAATACCAGGCGAACTAACAAAACAAGCATTTGAAAGGCTGCTTGAAAGCTTAGATAGAAAATACAGTGGTCATGGAAATGCAGGAAAACCTATGCTATTAGAGGGTGGGCTTACTTTTAAAGCACAAACTATAAGTAACTCAGATGCCGAATGGCTTGCATCTCGTAAGTTTAACCGTGAAGAGATATGTGCAATCTTTGGGGTTCCAAGTTCCATGATAAATGATACAGCAAATACGGCCTATGGAAATTTAGAACAGAAGTACCTAGAGTTTTATACTGGCACAGTTTTTCCACTTACTACAATTTTAGAAGAGGTTTTTAGACTCTCTTTGCTTAACGAAAATCAAAAAAATACACACTCTATAAAGTTTAAATACAACACCATGCTTAGAGTAGATGCAAAGACTCGTTCAGAATACTATCAAACAAGATTCAATGCAGGCTCGATAACTCCAAATGAGATAAGAGAGTACGAAGATGAAAATGGATTTGATGGTGGCGATGAATGTTATCTACAACTCAACTTATCAACAGTTAAAAATTTAAACAAAGGAAATAATAATGGATGAAATCATCATTGATGGTGTAATCGGTAGCTGGGAAGTAGATGCAAAAGATGTCATTTACCAACTAAACCAAGCAAAAGGAGACATAGTTGTAAAGCTAAACTCGCCAGGTGGAAGTGTCATAGATGGAATTACCATTTTTAATGCACTAAGAGAATACTCTAAGGGAAGTGTAGTCGTAGAGATTGGGGCAAGTGCTGCCTCTATAGCTTCTTATATTGCACTTGCAGGAGATACTGTTAAAGCACACTCGAATAGTGTTTACATGATTCACCTTGCTTGGCTGCCGGTCGCAGGAAACTATCTTGACCTACGAAAGGCCGCCGACATTAGTGAGGGGCTTAGCTCAATCATGGCAAATGTATATGCGGCTAAAACAGAGATGGAAAAAAGTGATGCCATCAGCCTTATGGAAAAAGAAACTTTTTATTACGGTGCGGAGATGCTTGAAGCTGGGTTTGTTGATGAAATCATTAACATGGAATCTAAAACAACAAAAGCAGAGGCTTATTCAGTAACAGTTGAGAGTCTAAAAGCTTGTAATAATGCAATTTACAAGAATGAAGATTTACAAATCGAAGCGGTTGCGAAACTTCTACCAAAAGAAGAAGTTGAAACGCCAAAGGTGGTGGATTTATCCGCTCAACTACAAAGAGCAAGAGCTCTTGAAATTTTAAATAAAGAGGTAATGTAATGAACTTACAAGAGATGATCGCAGCTCGTGCTGCAAAACTTTCAGAGATGAAAGCACTTAACGAAGCAAATCCTACGATGGACGACGCTGTATCTGCAAAGTATGTAGCTTTAAATGCTGAGTTTTCAAAAATAAGTCGCGATATAGAAATCGCAAAATCAGAAAATACACTTTTAGGTGAAGTAGACTCTCTTTTAGAGACTGGTTCAAACATTGAAATGAGTAAAGCTGCTGCACAGTACACAACTTCATTTGACAACTATTTAGCTGGTAAAGATTTATCAAACACAATGGCTGCAATGACTGAGGGTGTTGATGCTGATGGCGGATATATTGTACCAGAAGCTTATCAGGCGACTGTTATAGCAAAACTTAACGCTATTGGTGTTACTCGTAGTATTTCTAGTGTTATGTCAACTATGTCAACAACAAACATTCCTACTGAGGGTGATGCTCCTACATTTGGTTGGATTGATGAAGGTGCTGATTATGGTGAAACAAAATCTACATTTGGTCAAGTAAAACTTGGTGCATATAAACTTGGTGGTATCATCAAAGTGTCTCGTGAACTATTACAGGACACAAGCATTAATTTTGATGCATACATGGCAAATCAAATTGCACGTGGTATTGACAAAGCAGAGTCTCCGGCATTTGCAACAGGAAATGGTTCAGGTAAACCAACTGGCTATGTAACATCCGCAACAGTTGGTACAAACTCAACTACTGCAGCAGTAGCAGCAGTTACAGCTGATGAGATTGTAGATATCTTTTTTGACTTAAAAGCTGAGTATCGTGAACGTGCTACATGGCGCATGAATGACAACACACTTAAAGCAATCAGTAAACTAAAAGATACAACTGGAAACTACTTACTTGGAACTTTAGCTGATGGAATCACTTATGTTCTTAAAGGTCGTCCAGTTGTTGTTGATAGCTCAATGGCTGACATGGGTGCAGGAAACAAGTTTGTAGTTGTTGGTGACTTCTCATACTATCAAATTGCAGATCGTGGAGATTTAAGTATTCAAAGACTTGATGAACTTTATGCAGGTAAAGGGCTTGTAGGTTTTCAAGTTACAAAACGTGTTGATGCAAAAGTAACAATTTCTGAAGCATTTAATGCTGGTCAAAATGCAGCAGCTTAAAGGCTAAATGATGAAACTTGAACTCCTTATGCCACTTAGTGGCCCAAATGGTACTTTTGAGACAGGTGATGAGATAGCAGTTGCAAATGATGCAACTGCTCTTCGTTACATAGAAAAAGGAATCGCAAAGTTCAAAAACAAAAAAGAGCATGATTCTTTTTTACAAAAAGTTGATGAAATCAAAGAAAAAGAGTCTCAAAAAAAAGCTCAAGCAGAAGCAATTTTGAAAAGAGATGAGTTTGTAATAGAGCTAAAGTCTTTATGCTCTCAGGTAGTCATAAAAGCAGCAGAGTTTAATGGTAAAGCATTAAGTGAAAATGAAATCGTAGCCGGTACAGAAGAGATTTTAAATCTCTTTTTAGAGGAGCGTCAAAATGAAAACACAAAGCAGGGCTTTTTTAGCACGCTATTTTTCGGTAAAAAGTAGGAAATTATGCAACTGACAGAAGTAACACCACCAACATCTCCAGTTCTTGAACTGAATGATGCAAAAGGTTTTTTAAGAGTTTTACATACTGATGATGATATTTTTATACAAGACACTATCGACTCAGTAGTAGAGCATACTCAAAATATATTAAACCGACAGTTAGGTGTTGCAACTTATGAGTTGTACCTGGATGACTTTAGGTCAATCCTTCCAAAAAACCCAATCAAGTCAGTAGATAAGATTGAGTATATGGATGTGGACTTAAACTATGTTGAGTTAAATGTAAGTACTTACTATCTCTATGAGAGAAATGAAATAGGATGTATTAGCTACTCAGAAGTTCCATCTTTGCCAGAGCACAAAAAGGCTGTAAAGATTACTTTTACTTGCGGATATGACTCTGTTCCAAAACCTATACTCTCTTACATGAGAGTAAAAGTTTCTACTCTATATGAAAACCATGAAGAGTATGTAATAGGAAGTATTGTTAGTGATTTTAACGATGGCCTTGTAAAAAACTTACTTGCTTCATATAAGGTTCACCCATGAGAAGCGGAAACTTAAAGCACAAAATCACTATTCAATCTTACAACGAGACTCATAATGATTTTGGAGAAGTTGTCAAAGGCTGGAATGATTTCAAAACAGCCTATGCTTCAATCACTCCATTAAGTGCAAAAGAGTTTTTCAAGGCTGGAACAAACGCGGAAGTTTCTCACAAGATAGAACTCAGATATTTAATCGGAGTTTTACCAAAAATGAGAGTTATTTATGATGGTAGAGAGTTTAGTATAGAGAGTGTCTTAAACATTCGAGAAGCTAATAAATCTTTACAGCTTATATGTATAGAGGTTGTGTAAATGGCTGGACTCGTAAACATAGAAGTGACTGGCATGAAAGAAGTTAAAAAAATAATGTCACAACTTAGCGAAGAGTTAGCTGTGAAAGTTACTCGTGAAGCTGTGAGAGCATCAACAAAGATAATTCATAAAGAAGCACTCAGTATTTTAGATATGAACTGGAACGAAAGAACTGGAAATCTAAGAGATGGAATTGTAATCGTAAAGAGAAAAAGCATGGATGGACAAAGACTTACAAAGTTTACTCCAACTTATGCAGTAATGGCTAAAAAAGTCACTAAAAAGAAAAGATACACATCTTCAACTGGAGAAAAGATAACAGTTAAGGGTGTTGTTTCTGATGCTTGGTATGCAGGTTTCTTAGAGCATGGAACTTCTACAATAGTTGCAAAGCCTTTTATAAGACCAGCAGGCGAGAGAAAAAAAGATGAAGCCTTTGATTTATTCAAGAAAACTCTTGTTAAAAAAGCTGAAAAGATAGTCGGATGATAGAAATTGAACTATATACACATCTCAGAGACAACGTTGCACTTATTGATGGAAGAATATTCCCGAAACTAATGCCTCAAGACTGTGTAAAACCAGCCTTGGTTTATGGTGTGGTAAATGATAGCGATGTTGAAACTCTCGGCTGTGTAGTTGGAAGTTCAATAAGGTTTCAAATTGATGTTTACGGGTTTAGCTACTCAGAAGTCAAGATGATAAAACAACAAATCAAAGCAGCTTTATATAGCTTCAAATATAAGCCTCTAAACTTATCAACTAACGATGATTATGAGGACGAGACGAAACTATATAGAGAAATGCTAGATTTTAACTTTAAAATATAAGGAGTCTTAAATGGCTGGAGAAAAATTAACAAGCTTTGTAAATGTAACACTTAGCATAACACCTGAGGGCGGTACGAAAGTATCAACACAATGTATCTTTGAACTTACTGGAATCGGAAGCACTAGAACAGTTGATAAGAAAAAATGTCTTAATGACAGAACACTTATTGCGGTTGGAATGAAAGAGTATGAAACTCTAAGTTTTTCTTTACCATACGGTGAAACAGCAGCAACATTTCATGCAGTAGCAGCGGAACAGTACGACTTAAACAAAGGTGTAGCTCTTGAGATTGAGTTTGACAACATGCCAACTGGCGGAACAAATGGAACAATGATAGCGGGCGATGCTTACATTACTTCATACAAGCCAAACAATGATTCTAACTCTATAGTTTCATCATTCACAGCTGATTGGGATGGTGAGCCTATCACTACTTCGGCGGTTTAATATGTTAGATAAAGAAGCAATGCAAGAAAAATTTGCACTACAAACTAAAACGGTTCAGATTGAAGCAATAGGAGACGAAGTAAAAATTAAAAAACTTACTATTGCTCAAAGACAAGAGGTTAGTGACCTTTTGTTCGGTGATGCAAAAATAGCTCAATCTGGGAAACCGATGGAAATCGAAGTAGCTCGTTACAACAAAGCGGCGAAGCTTGCAGTAAGTCACGGACTCATTGAGCCAAAACTTACAATGAGAGAAATTGAAAA